TGAAGGTCTGACAGCCGCTCGATTGCCATCATGTCTACGGCGGCCAGGATGTGGCGCCGATACCCGCGGGCCGTCTTTGGGTTCGGGATCTGTGAGGCGAGATAGGCCTCCACGACCTGGGGCATCAGCGAGTCAGGGTTCAGCATGGGAACCCGGTCGAGAGTCAGCGCTGGCACCATCTCAAGGTTCTCTTCGCTTTCGGAAAAGAGACTCATAGCACTTCCTCATGCTCATTGATGGAGTCGCAGAACCTGACCAGCTGAGGGATCACCCAGGGGCGAGAGCGACGGCACAGGCTGCAGAGACACTCGTTGAAGTTGCTGGTCCTCTGAACGTAGCGGTCGTGGCTGTAGACCATCTGCTGGACGATGAATCGGAGATCGGTGAGCTCGGCCTGGTCGCGGATCATGGTGGGGGCATTCTCTGGCATTGGGTGAGTCATGTCGCCCTCCCATCACGTTCAGCCTGAACATCGAGCACTGCCTGGCGGATCTTTGCCCTACGTTCTGCTTGCTTCTGCCGGTTGTATTCCCTGGTGGCTCCACTCCATGCCGGCTTGTTGGGCCGGGCCTTGCGCTTGGGGATGTCTCGCCACTCGTAGTCGGCGCGGGGGGTGCAGGCCAAACCGCGCTGATCTATGGCTGGAGGGACGATGATCCCGGCCACCGTCACGGCGGATTCTAGATTCCCCTTGACCAGTAGCCACCGCTCGTAGGCCAGCATCAGGGGGCGGTATTCGTCCATGGGGAGACTCAGGGCCGGTCGGCCTGGGTTGGTAGCTATGTGGGCGGCTAATGCAGCGGCCGGGGTCATGCTGCGGCCCTTTCAAGGAATCCCATCAGGTCTGCCACGGAGTAGCAGACGTGCATGGATGAGTTCTCGGCAATGGCCTGCTCTTCACAGCACCCATGGGAGGCTTCCCAGCCCTCACACATGAGAACCACATCGCACACGGCCATCAGGGCAAGGCATTCCCGCATGGCCTGGTCCCAGCACTCGGAGGGAGCCACGCCGAAGTCCAGGACGGCAACATGGGGAACGATGGGGATACCGCCCATGGCACGGACGTGCTGCCCCATGGCCACAGCCTTCTTGGTGTTGGCCGCTACCTTTTTGGGGGTGGCAGCCGTATAGGGGGAACTGACGTAGACGAGGGGCATCTCAGAACCGGTCCCGAAGGGCGGTGATGGTCTGGTCCACCTCGGCCAGGAACGCCAGGGCCTCGCGCTCCACGTTGGTGATGGCCGCTTCGTCCCGGTGGTGCCGGATGATCATGCGGTCGAACCCTTCGGGAAGCCGGGGGTCGTAGGACATGAAGTCGATCCACTCCCGACCCGTGACGCAGAGCGCCATGTTGAGTTGGGGAAGGTGCTGCTCGGGAATCACGCCGGCCAGCAACCACTGGAGCATGGTCTGGCTGGTGGGACACTTGATCTCGATCAGACCGTCCTCGCCTACCAGTCCGTCGGGGCTGTAGGCCACGCGCTCGATGGTAGGGTGGATGATGACTCCTACGGTCTGCATGGGGCCGCGGTCCTGCTCGTACTGGGCCCGGGCGAACGCCTCGCACTCGGAGCCCCAGCGCATGGCGTCGTTCACGAACTCCGCGGGGGCCGGACGCCCGGTGAGCGTCTCCTGGACGAGCTGCCAGAGGTAACCGGTGCGCTTGGAACTGGAGGCGCCCTTGGCGGTGCGATCCATGGCGTCCTTCAGCCTGGAGCCGGTAACCTTCCCAGCGCGCAGGCACAGCCACTCGATGTTCGCCGTGCCGTCATCATTGTGCTGGGGAATTTCGTAGACCTTCGCTCCGTTGGGCAGGGCGTAGGTGTGGGAGATCTCGAGGAGTCCGGTCATCAGAAACCATCCGCGGTGGGGTCGAAGTCCACGGGGGCTTCGGTGATGGCGTCGGAGAAGTAGCCGCTCAGGATCTGGCGGGTCTTGCCTTCGTAGGTATCGTCCACCAGGTTGATCTGGAGCGCGGGGCACTTATCCACGATCTGGAGGCCGAGCGCATCGAAGTCGTCCATGGACGCGAAGTTCAGGTCATGGGACACGCCGGCTAACTGCGTCAGGAGGATCAGGAACGCCTTCATACGCTTCTTGGCGCCATCGGAGGAGGTTCCGAGCCATTCCAGGTACTCGGCTCCCTCTGTGGAGGTGAACACGGCCAGGGCCTTGTCCTTGGAGGCGACGTAGGCCAGCTTGGTCAGGTTGACGCGGTGGGTGCCCGCAGTGAGCCGCGGGGCGTTGTCGGTGCTGCTGGTGTTGCTGAGATCGAGGAAGGACATGGTGTGGTGCTCCTATGCGGCTTTGGGCTTGCGGCCCTTGGTGGTGGTGGGTTCGGCAGCAGGTGCGGACTGGGTGGGGAAGTGGGAGTTGAGGTGAGCGATGAACGCCTCGGAACGGTTCTGGATCTGGTTGGAGAGCTGCACCCAGCAAGAGGCCAGGAGAGTGTTCAGGCCCTGCGCATTGGGCTTCAGCCAGCCCTTGGTGATGCTGTAGGCCTTGAGCTGGCGGGGCAGGTCTGGAGCCTTCTTGGTCCACTCAGCGACCTCCTCCCACTGGCCCTGGGTGATGAAGGCCGGGGTGGGATCGATACCCTCCACGAAGTCGTTGGCGGCCTGGCTGACGGCAGTGGGTTCCGGCGCCGGCATCTGGAGGATGGCCTCGCCTACGGACTTCGGCTCAGGCTTCTCTGCACCACTTTCGGCATGGGTAGCACTGGCAGCGGGGGCCGTGGGGGTAGGGTGCGGCGCCTCGAAGACTGGGGCGGGCGCTTCCACCGGGGCCAGGACGCCACCACCGGACAGCCACGCCGCAATCTCGCGACCGGTCTTTTTTGTGACGGGCTCCAGGCGGCCCTCGAAAAGGCCCGTGCGGTCCTTGGATGCCTTGGCATTGTGGTCCATGGCGATGTCGAAGACCGTAGTGAGTTCGTATTCCATGCCCTCGCGTTGCACGGCGGCCATGCCGACCTTGCGGACGGTCGTGCGGCCCGCGGCGTCCTTGTCCTGGACGTGCTCCTGTTTGGCGCGGAGGCAGACGATCAGGTGGATGGGGGCGTTACGAATGGCCTTGAGGAAGTCCTCATGCTTCTTGGTGATGCTTCCCCAGTTGGCGAAGCTGTTACCACCCCGGCTGTCCATGGCCTCCTTTTCGGCCAGAAGTTCCGACCATTCAGCGGATCCGCTGTCGATGATCAGGGCCTTGTAGCCGCCGTCTACGGCCGCCTGGATGGCATCGGTGAACTTCTTCACCTGATAGGGGGGCACCATATCCATCACATCGAAGGTGGCGAGGTGCGAGTAGAGGCTGGCGCTGCCGTTCTCAGTGTCGAGGAAGGCGATGGGGCCCTCCGTAAGGCCCTGGACCAACTCAAGGGCCGCGGTGGTTTTGCCGGATCCGCTGGGACCCGTGATGCCGATCTTGAGAGGCACCTGGTGTCGGGTGGCGCGGTGGAAGGTGGCGTTCATGTGGTCTCCGGGTTGAAGTGGTAGGGGTTGAAGTGGAGGTAGTAGCGACGGAGTAGGCGCCTCACCGGGCGATCCGGAGGCCGGAGATCATCGGGGCGAAGGTGGGGTGGACGTGGTTGAGCCCCGACTGCTCGGAGGTGGTTTCGTAGGCCTTGCGGGCGGTGGCCTGGGCGCAGTAGCGGGCGGCCAACCACTCAAAGACGGCGCGGGTGATGGCCTTGGAGGCGAGGATGGCCTCCTCGAGCTCGGCGGTGGTCGGCTGCTCGGTGGTGAGCTGCGTGAGCTTGGGGATCAACTGGGCGATGGCTTCGGGGGCTTGCTGTTCTGTGGTTCTCACGGGTCGCTCCGTTAGAAGAGGTGGGGGAAGGCGATGGCACAGGCGATGAGCCCGGCCATCGTGAATAGGACGAAGTAGCCGAGGGAAGTCTCAGCGTCGAAGGAACGGATGGATCGGCGCATGGGGCTACCACTGACCGAAGGTGCAGATGGGGCCGCAGCCAGAGGCGCTGCAGTTGTGGTTCCGGATCTCCTGGGCCAGCATCTGGTCATTGATCCGCTTGCGGTCGATGTTCCACTTCACCGGTGCTGCGCCAGCTTTCAGTTCTTCGCAGCGGGGGCAGCCATCTACCTTGCGGCCGAAGACAACGTCGTGGGTGTGTTTGGTCGTGGTGCTCTTGGTCCAAGTCATGGGGGTCTCCTGGTCGCTCAGGGTGGGTGGGGTGCTTGCTTGGATCCATGGTCGCACTTTTTGAGAACAGGTCAAGGGGTATTTCACAAATACTGAGAAAACCCACACGCAGGCACGAATCCCCTTGCGTCTTTCGCGTTTTGGGCGAAACTTGGTGCATGGATATCAAACTGCCTCCCGGATTTCGTGTCCCCGATCTTGCCGAACGGTGCAACATCCATCAGTCCAGCATGTATCGCGCCCTGAACGACTTCGACCAGTTCGGAGTACATAACTGCAGCACTGATCTGGCCATCGCCATCCACCGCGAGAGCCTGGCCATGGGGCACCTCATCCCATGCTGGACGATGCGCCCCGACGTTTGGGCCGTAGGTCAATACCCACCGACACTCGAACGCTGGTCGGCATAATGAATGACTCTACCCACAACAAGGGGAAGGCCGGTCAGCGACGACCGGCCTTCTGAACTGCAACCCGCTAACACGGAGTGAGCATGACCAAGAGTAAACCAGAACCCTTCGCCCTGCAAGACGCCCCAATGATCATATGCTGCCTTATGGCGGCCGCCCTGGTCTGGGACGCTTTCCTGAGCTTGTTTCGATGAGCGGCCTCGATCCCTGGTGCCCCAGGTGCAAGGGGCGCGGCTGGTACGAGGGCCCTTGGTATGGCGGCTTCACACCCAGCATCGAGAAACTGCCCTGCCCCGAGTGCAACGTGCTGTCTAAGCCCACCCGCGCCGAGATGGTATTCATCGGCTTCTGCTTCGTCGTGTTCTTCGTGCTGCTGCTGCTGGGGGCTCTGTCATGAGCGCCGCTGCCCGGATCAAGTTCGAGAACCTGCTTCAAGAGGCTAAGTTCGCTTTCATGTCTGGCACCCCCGAAGGATTCGCCCGCGCCGAAGAACACCTGGCCGAGGCTCGGACCATCGTTATCTTTGAGCGTCACCTAGTGGATGAGGGGATGGCGTCATGACCACCTTCCCCTCTGCCCGAGCCTTCCGCGCCATGGGTCTCTACCCGTTCCCACTGATCGACCCCCAGCCCAATAACCCCGAGACCGGGAAAAAGCCCCGCTTCGATGACTGGCAGCCCCTGGCGATCTGCACCACGGACGAGCAGGCCGCAGCCTGGGACCGGAACAACTGGAACCTGGGCCTGTCCCTAGGCCCCTCGCGCCTGGTCGTTTTGGACTCGGACACGCCGGCCGCTGACGAGTGGGCCGCCGAGTCCCTGCCCCAGACCCCATGGATCACCCGCACTGCGAAGGGCCACCACCGCTTCTACCGGCTGAAGGACGAGGAACAGGCCCCCTCGAACAAGGTCCGCGTCCTATCCTGCGGCCTTGACCGCAAGGCGAACGGCGGCTACGTCGTGGCTCCCGGGTCCGTTCACTGGACCGGCGTGATCTACGAGGCCCTGGGCGACTGGACCGTGCCCATCCATGATCTGCCGGTCTACGACGCCAGGTGGTTCCCCGAGCCGCAGCGCATCATGCGCCCGGCGTCCCAGGCGATCCAGCGCGGGGACGGCCCGGTACGCCGTGCCATCGCCTACCTGCGGAACGTGCCACCGGCCATCCATGGGGCCGGCGGGGACGCCCACACCTACCGCGTGGCCTGCATTCTGGTCCGGGACTTCGACCTGTCCGAAGGTGACGCCCTGGCCGCGATGATGGACTGGAACATGACCTGTTCCCCGCCGTGGGATGCCGACGACCTCGAGGCCAAGCTGCGCAACGCGGCCCGTTACGGGACCGGCGGGTTCGGATCCAAGAACGTCGAGGCGCCACGTCCGAGTGGCCTGAGGTGGGCATGACCGAACCACTCCGAACCATGGACCGGGTAGTCCCCGTTGCTCCACTGCTGGCACAGTCCATGGGGAAGTTGCTGGACGCCCCGGTCCCACCCATCGACTGGCTCATCCAAGGACTCATCCCACGGCGGGCCCCAGGATTCCTGGTGTCCGTCCCAAATGCCGGCAAGTCATTCCTGACCCTTCAGATGGTCGTTGCCATCGCCTGCGGCCGGTCGTTCCTGGGCTACGCTGCCAGCGTCCCGATGGGTGCGATCTACCTGAGCCTCGAGGACCCCCAGGACGTGGTCCATCGGCGGCTGAAGGGCATCGTGGAAGTCCTGAAGATAGCGGGGGAGTGGTCGCCCGAGAACGAGAAGAACCTCCACACCAATGCCCTGCTGCTGACCCCGGACTGGGGCGCCGAGTCAATCCAACTGGACGAGGACCGGTTCGCCGTGACCCCCACGACCTACCTGCCCAAGCTGATGCCTACCATCATGGCCGCGATTCATTCACTTGAAGAAGCGGGTGTAGCCGCTGGTATGTTTGCCATTGACACCTTCGCGGCGGCATCAGAGGGGGACGAGAACAGCGCTAAAGACATGAAACCGATCTTAGCGGCCTCATATCAGATCGCGGGTAAGACCGGCTATTCCCCCATGATCTGCCACCACACCGCCAAGGGGCAAAGTGGGGCCCGGACGCAGTCCAAGCCCTCGGTGGACGAGCTGATGTCCACAGACTGGGTCCGTGGCTCCAGCGCCCTGCTCGGCTCTGCCCGCTACGTCCTGCAGTTGGCCCCACTGCGTCACGACCAGGCCGAGAAGGCGCAGCTCGATGCCGACAAGGCCCGGAGGGGCGGCTACCTGGTCTTCGGGGCCTCGAAGCAGTCCGTGGGCCCCAAGGGCGAGTGGCGCGTCCTGGAGCAGATCGACGCAGGCGAACCTGGCGCGGGCTCATGGCTGCCCCTGCCGAACTCCCTGGACGTGATGGCCTCGCTCAAGGGCAAGGGCGCCATGGAGGAACTGAGCACCCTCGACGCGCTCCTGGTTGCCCTCCATGAGGGTGGGCCTGACCAGAACAAAGTCACCCTTGCACATCGTTTTTGTCCAACAAATAGGGACAAGTCGGCCGCCCTCAGGAAGCTTATTTTCAACCTTCGGAGGCTCGGATTTGTCCAGAAAAAAACCCTGGACATAACCGTTCCAGGGCTCCAAAGAATCAAAACGTTCTCGGCTGGAACGGATGGTGATTTTGATGAGTAGAACTACATTTATTTTCAGAACGTTCCAAGCGTTCCGTTCCTGGAACGGTTTAGGAACGTTCCGCGTTCTACTACCCTTTAGGGTAGAACGGGAACGCCGGAACGGTTGGGTAGAACGATGACCTCCTGGACCCTTACCATCCCGTCCGTGACCCCCTCGCTGAACGAGACCCGACGGATGCACTGGGCTGCCCGGAAGCGGGCCGACCAGGTCCTGGGCTGGGAGGTCGTCTCTGCCTTGAACCGGGTGCCTCCCATCCCGAAGGCCACCGGCAAGCGACGTATGACCATCTGCCGGCATGGCCGCAAGGCGCTTGACCAGGACAACCTGGCCGGCGGATGCAAGGGTCTGATCGACTTCATCAAGCTGCGGGGCCTCCTGGTGGACGACAGCCCTACTCACGTCGAGCTCGTGTTCACCCAGCAGGTCACCCGGACGGGCCCGATCGGAACCACGATCGTGCTCGAGGATGTTGCATGAACTGTCCACTTCTGGACACCCCGCCGAACACATCAACCCCCAAACATCCGGAGATTTGATGCGCTACATCGAGACATTGCTCCGGAATACGTTCGAGGCTCAGGGGGCTCCCGACGCCGCCAAGTTGGCCCACTCGGCTGTGGCTGCCCTGGAACGTAGCGGAACGCTGAACCGCTGGGCGATCATCCGGCTGCAGATTCTGGCCGACCCTGAGACTGACTGGAAAGAGGTCACCCGGAAGCATCACTGCTCACGTGGGTTCGTCTACAAGGTCTGGAATGAGAGGTATTCCACGCCTATGGACGATGCCGGATGAATCCTGAGAGTGCGGGGGCACTCAACCAACTTACTGGCGCCAACATGGGCCGATCCGTTACCCAAAGCCCCCGCACTTTTCCGGTGCATGGTTGGAACTGTCCCTCACCCGTCAGCCGTCGAATGCCCTGGCCACGCTGGGGCATCTGGACGTTGATGGACGGCCGTTCTGCTACACGCTTGAGGATCCCGTGCGGGACCTGGGCGAACATGGCGAGGGCAAGATCTATGGGAAGACCGCGATCCCATCCGGGCGCTATCCTGTCCTGATCACCTGGAGCGTGAAGTTCCAGAAGATGATGCTGGCGGTTGAAGGCATCCCCTACTTCACTGGCATCCGGATCCATTCCGGCAACGATGCGGATGACACGCTCGGCTGCATCCTGGTTGGCTCCGTGGTAGCGGGTCCGAACCGGATTCAGGGCGGATCGACCATGCTGCCCCAGCTGCTTGCCAAGGTGCAGCAGGCCCTGGACAAGGGCGAGGAGGTCTGGCTGACGGTTCAGGATGCCCCTCAGGTGGCGGGATGAACTACCTCCGCAGGTTCCTGGATGCTTCCGACCCGGGCGCAAGCCTGAAACATGCTGCCTATGCCCTGGTGGTCGCCTGCTCCTGCTGGTGGTTGACCTGGGAGGTGGTCTCCCGTCCGATGTCAGCGAATTGGGTGGCCGCCTTCGGCATCCTCGTCGCTGGCGTGGTCACGGGCAAAGTCGTCGGGGCTTCGGCCTCACCTGCCCCCGCTGGGGATTGTGCCGGAAGCGGATCGACCGGCGGGGGCGCCAAGTGATCCCGCGCAGATATCTCCTCCTTGGCCTGGGCGCCGTGCTGGCGATCTTTGCGGCCACGGTTGGCTTCGACTCTTGCTACCAGAAGAAGGTCACAAAGGCCGATAGGCAGGCCAATACAGCGCATGGGGAGGCAGATGTCCACCAACAGCAGGCCCAGGCCGTTCCGGATCATGCGGCGGAGCTGGCACAGGCCAAGACAGACGTGGCTGGGGCACGGGCTGAAGTTGAGAAGCTTCGTCGGATCGTGGCGGCCCAGCGACGGCAGGGAGTTCCTGATCCGGTCGTGCCAGATCCTGCCCAGCCAGTCACCGTGGAACCTGATCATCGAGACGAGCTGCTGGCCGCAGATGCTGTTCTGATCGCCAAGCTGGACGACCAGGTCAAGGGTCTGCAGTTGGCCCTGACGGATGAGCAGAAGCGATCCTTCGAGTGGAAGGCCACCGCAGAGGCTCGGGAACGTGAGGCTGTGGGCCTCAGGATAGCCCTAGACGCGCAGAAACACGTGTCTGCCAGTGGGAAGTGGGTGGGACGGTTCCAGGGCCTTGCAGTGGGCCTCGCTGGCGGCTACATCGCCGGGAGGCTCCGGTGAGCAGCAGGCAGAAGACCCCCAAGCAGTCCGCTGACCGGCTCATCAAGCAGGCTGAGGCGCTCAAGCTCCGGGCCCATGGAAACACCTTCCGGGACATCGCCAGGATCCTGAAGTGCAACGTCTCGACCGCACACTCCATGGTCAAGGATGCCTTCGCCGCTGAGCGCAAGGGCATCAGTGAGGCCAAGGCCGACCTGGTGGAGCTAGAGTTGCTCCGCTGTGATACCTACCTCAAGGCCATCACCGCCAAGGTGGAGGACGGAGACGTGCAGGCCATCGGTGCAGCCCTGAAGGTGGCCGACCGCCGGGCCCGGCTCCTGGGTCTAGACGCACCCGCCAAGCTCGAGCATAGCGGATCCGTGCTGGTGGTCGCCTTTGACGTGGACGAGCGGATATGAGGCTCACCACCCGCCAGACGGAGGCCCAGTCCGTTCTTTCAGGCCCAGCAACCCACATCATGCTGTTTGGGGGCTCCCGGTCTGGGAAGACGTTCCTCCTGGTGCGCAACGTGGTCATGCGGGCGCTGAAGGCCCCTATGAGTCGCCACGCCATCCTCCGGTTCCGGTTCAATGCGGTGAAGGCCTCGGTCGTCCTGGATACCTTCCCCAAGGTGATGAAGCTCGCCTTCCCGGGCGTGACGTTTCGGATGGACAAGTCTGACTGGTTCGCCGAGTTCGACAACGGCAGCCAGATCTGGTTCGGCGGCCTGGATGACAAGGAGCGCACCGAGAAGATCCTGGGCATGGAGTTCTGTACCATCTACCTAAACGAAGCCAGCCAGATCCCCCGGGGCTCCCGGGACCTGGCCGTGACCCGTCTGGCCCAGCAGGTGGACCAAATCATCCAGGGCCGACCGCCGGTTCGACTGCAGCCGCGGATGTACTACGACGAGAACCCGCCATCTAAGGCGCATTGGACCTACTCGCTCTTTGTAGAGAAGCGGGATACCGAGACCAAGAAGCCCCTTCCGAACCCGGATGACTACGCCTTGTTCCAGATCAACCCCCAGGACAACACCGAGAACATCAGCAAGGACTACCTGGACACCCTGCTAGGCCTGTCTGTGCGCTTGCAGAAGCGGTTCCTCAAGGGGGAGTTCGCAGACGCCACCCCGAACGCCCTGTTCCACGACGAGGACTTCGATAAGTGGCGGGTGACAGACGGCAAGGTGCCCGACTTCGTGCGGGTTGTGGTCGGTGTGGATCCCTCCGGAGCGGATGGGGACTCCCCGGACAATGATGCCATCGGGATCTGCGTGGGCGGCCTGGGAACGGACGGGAACGCCTACCTCTTGGAGGACTGCACGGTCAAGGCTGGCCCCGCTACCTGGGCCCGGGTTGCCACACAGGCCTTTGACCGGCACCAGGCGGACGTGGTCGTGGGCGAGGAGAACTACGGCGGGGCCATGGTCAAGGCGACCATCCAGACCGCTCGGCCTCGGACGCCCTACCGTTCCGTGAGTGCCACCAGGTCCAAGGCGGTCCGGGCTGAGCCCTTCAGCGCCCTCTACGAGCAGGGGAAGATCCGCCACGTCGGCGACTTCCACGAGCTGGAGGACGAGCTCACCGCCTTCTCGACCAGCGGCTACCTCGGCGGCAAGTCTCCGAACCGTGCGGACGCCTGGATCTGGGTCCTCGCTGAGTTGTTCGGAGGGATCGTACTGCCCAAGAAGACTGAGAAGCAGGCCGTTCCTCTGCCCGTTATGAACAGGTGGTCATGATGTCCCGACCCACGAAGGAAGAACGGCTGAAGGCGGTCCATGAGACGGCCCTACGCCAGTTCAACGAGATCCAGACCGCTGTGCGTGAGGAGCGCCAGCAGTGCCTGGAGGATCGCCGGTTCTACTCCATCGCCGGGGCTCAGTGGGAAGGCAACCTGGGCGAGCAGTTCGAGAACAAGCCGAAGTTCGAGGTCAACAAGGTCCACTTGGCTGTGATCCGGATCTTCAACGAGTACCGAAACAACCGAATCGACGTCTCCTTCGTGCCCAAGGATGGGGCTGAGGACATGGGCCTAGCAGACACCTGCGCGGGGCTCTACCGGGCCGACGAGCAGGACAGTGCTGCCGAGGAGGCCTACGACAACGCCTTCGAGGAGGGTGTGGGCGGTGGCATCGGGGCCTGGCGGCTGCGGGCGACCTACGAGAACGACGAGGATCCCGAGGACCTGAGGCAGCGGATCCGGTTTGAGCCGATCTACGACGCCGACTCCTGCGTGTTCTTCGACCTGGACGCCAAGCGCCAGGATAAGGCCGACGCCAAGCACTGCTTCGTGCTGTCCTCCATGACCGTGCCGGCCTACAAGGAGGAATACAAGGACGACCCCGCCAGTTGGCCCAAGATCAACCTTACCGGGGGCCAGTTCGACTGGATCACCCCCAACGTCGTCTACCTGGCCGAGTACTACCGGGTGGAAGAGGTCAAGGACGTGGCCATCACGTTCAAGAGCCTGACTGGGGACGAGGAGGTATACCTCATCAGCGAGCTGGATGAGGATGAGGACATCGAGCCCCAGTTGCTGGCCACCGGTTGGGTGCGGGTCTCCGAGAAGAAGCTCAAGATCAAGAAGGTCCACAAGTATCTGATGAGTGGTGGGAAGGTCCTTGAAGACTGCGGCCGCATCGCTGGGAAATGCATTCCGGTCGTGCCCATGTTCGGCAAGCGCTGGTTCGTGGACGGCATCGAACGGTGCATGGGCCACGTGCGCCTGGCCAAGGACCCCCAGCGGCTGAAGAACATGCAGTTGAGCAAGTTGGGCGAGATCAGCGCCCTGTCCAGCGTCTCGAAGCCGATCCTGACCCCCCAGCAGATCAGCGGTCACCAGTTGATGTGGGCCGATGACAACCTGAAGAACTACCCATTCCTACTCTTGAATCCCATGACGGACCCCAACGGGAACGAACTCCCCGCCGGCCCCATGGCCTATACCAAGGCCCCGGAGATCCCGCCGGCCATGGCCGCCCTGCTGCAGCTCACCGAGCAGGACATGCAGGAGATCCTCGGGAACCCCCAGGGCGCCGACAAGATGGTCTCCAACATCAGCGGCAAGGCCATCGAACTGGTGCAGACCCGCCTAGATATGCAGGCCTTCATCTACATCAGCAACATGGCCAAGGCGATCCGTCGGTCTGGCGAGATCTGGCTCAGCATGGCCAAGGACATCTACCCCGGAGGCGAAGAGGGCCGAAAGATGAAGACCATCGGAGACCGAGGTGAGGCTGGGTCTGTGGAGATGGCCAAGCCGATCCTGGATCCTGAGACTGGCGAACTGAAGATCACGAACGATGTCTCAGACGCCTCGATGGACGTGGCTGTGGAGGTTGGCCCCTCCTCGATGAGCAAGCGGGAGAACATCGTCCGGAACCTGACGAACATCATGGCCCTGACCCAGGACCCTGAGACCCAGCAGGTGCTGCAGTCCATGATCATGATGAACATGGAGGGCGAAGGGGTCTCGGAGGTCCGAGACTACTTCCGCGCTAAGCTCGTGAAGATGGGGGTCGTGAAGCCGACCGAGGACGAGCAGAAGGTGCTCGCAGCGGCTGCAGCTAGCCAGCCCCCAGATGCTCAGACCGAGCTCATGAACGCCATGGCAGCCAACGAGGAGGCCAAGGCAACCAAGGCCAAGGCCGACACCATCAAGATCGTCGCCGACACCGAGAAGGTGAAGGCTGACACCGAAAAGGTCATGTCCACCCTGAGCATCGATGCTCAGAACCACGCGCTGGCAGTGGCCCAGCAGCTGGGCAAGGCCGTGGGCCAGATCACAGAAGAACCAGCACCAAGCGGAGACCAGGCGGCCGCCCCCTCGCCCGAGCAGACAGGAATGCCCCAATGACCGTCATCACCACGAACGACCCAGCCGAACCCGAGATTCTTGAGGGCGTGGCCACCGACGAGAACGCCGAAGGTGGAGCCGCTGAGCAGGAGACCGAGGGGGGCGAACTGGTAGTCACGATCGGCGACCCGGCAACCCCGGACCCCGCCGTTGAAGAGGAGCAGAAGGCGCCCGAGTGGGTGCGTGAGCTCCGTAAGAAGCACCGTGAAGAGGTGCGCAAGAACAAGGAGCTGGAGGACAAGCTCAAGGCCCTGACCGCGGAGCCCAAGCCTGCTGGTCTGCCCGAGAAGCCCACCCTTGCCAGTTGCGACTACGACGAGGAGCTCTTCGCCACCACCCTCGACCAGTGGCACGACAAGAAGCGCCAGCACGATGAGCACGTCAAGGGACTCCAGGATGCTGAGGCCAAGGCCACGGTTGAGTGGCAGGCCAAGCTCGACGGCTACCAGAAGGCCAAGACAGACCTTAGGCTCAAGGACTTCGATGAGGCTGAGGCCGATGCGAAGGCCATCTTCAGCGTCACCCAGCAGGGGATCATTGTCCAAGGGGCAGAGAATCCCGCGCTGGTGGTCTACGCCCTCGGAAAGAACCCGGAGCAGGCCCAGAAGCTGGCCAGCATCCAGGACGCCGTCAAGTTCACGTTCGCCGTCGCCAAGTTGGAGGCCCAGTTGAAAGTCAGCAAGAAATCCGCCCCGCCACCGCCCGAGGGAAGGATCGCCGCTGCCCGCGGTGTCTCTGGGGCTGTGGACTCAACCCTCGACCGGCTGCGCGAAGAGGCTGCCAAGACTGGGGACTTCACCAAGGTCCACCAGTACAAGCAGCAGCAGCGCGACGCCAAAACCACCCGATAAGGAACCAACATGAGCAATGCATTTTCCAAGGAAGAGCGGGTAGCTTTCGAGAACATCCTCGAAGGCTTCCAGGACGCTCTCGTCCTCTCCCGCAACGTCAGCGTCTACAACACCAACTCCACCGAGATGGAGCGCAGCGCCAACATCATCTGGCGCCCGCAGCCCTTCGTCGCTCAGTCCTTCTCTGGCACGGACCAGACCCCGAACTTCAACGACAGTATGCAGCTGTCCGTGCCCTCCACCATCGGCTTCAACCGCTCCAGCCCATGGATCCTGTCCGCCACGGAACTCCGCGACAGCCTGAGGGAAGGCCGTCTCGGTGATGCCGCGAAGCAGAAACTGGCCTCCGACATCAACGTGGCACTGATGAATGTGGCCGCCGCCCAGGGCAGCCTGGTCGTCAAGCGGACCACTGCCGCCGCGGGCTTCGATGACGTGGCTCAGTGCGAAGCGATCATGAATGAGCAGGGCGTCCAGCAGTTCGACCGCTACCTGGCCCTTAGCACCCGGGATTACAACGGCATGGCTTCCGACCTGTCCAAGGCCAGCCGAAGCTTCGACGGCGCCAAGTCCGTCAAGGCCTACGAGCGTGCCTTCGTGGGCATGGTCGCCAGCTTCGACACCTACAAGCTGGACTATGCGAATCGCCTCCAGGCCGCCGCGGGCGGCGCTGGTATCACGATGTCCACCGCTGACGCGGGCGCCAACTACTACACCCCGAAGTCGGTCAGTGTCGCGGCCACGGGTGAAACCGCCAACGTCGATAACCGCTTCCAGACCATCACGGTCTCCACGACCGCGAACGTCGCGGCTGGTGACTGCTTCACCGTTGCCACCCTCAACGCCGTCCACCACATCACCAAGGGCGACACCGGTCAGCTGAAGACCTTCCGGGTCATCTCCGTGGCCTCCGGAACGACCCTTGTCATCACCCCGCCCATGATCACTGGCCAGGGCGGAACCGACCAGGAACTGGCCTACCAGAACTGTGTCATCAACACCAAGGCTGCCAACTCGGCCATCGTGTTCCTGAACACCGTGGCGGCCCCCGTCAACGCGTTCTGGCAGAAGGACGCCCTCGAGATCCTGCCGGGCCGGTATGCCGTTCCCACGGACGCTGGTGCCGCCGTCATGAAGGCCAGCACCGACCAGGGCATCGAGCTTGTGCTGCAGAAGCAGTACGACATCAACACCATGAAGACCAAGTACCGCCTCGATACCATGTTTGGCGTGGTCAACAAGCAGCCTGAGATGAGCGGAATCATGCTCTTCAGCCAGACCTAGTCGATTCGCGAGAGGCTGCCCGCCCGGTGGCCTCTCGCTTCCACCCTTCCTGAAACCCAACGAAAGGATCATCCATGTCCGGAATCATCTACGCCAATGGCAGCGCCGAGATCGTGGTCGCAGCCGCCAGCTCCCTGGCCGTTTCCACGGCGCAGGACGCTAGGGTCTACCAGAAGAACCTCAACCCCAACAGCCCGAACTTCCCCGTGGGTGCTGCGCTGCTGGGCACCGTCATCGCGGGTCAGACGGTCTTCGGTCCCTACGCCAACGGCGCCACGATCATCGTGGAAGCCGGTGCGGGCCTCGTGTACTGGGCCAAGGGTGTTTCACCCAAGGCCAAGGACTTCCTGCAGGTAAAGAACCAGCCCACGCCGCAGACACTCAACACTACGGGCGCACTGACCTCCGCCCTCATCGGCGGTGGGCTCGTCACTTCCACTACGGCTGCGGCTGTGACCGCAACCCTCGACACCGGCACTGTCTCCGATGCCGCTTTCGACCTGGCCATCGGCGATGGCTTTGACTGGTCGGCCATCGCCACTGGTGCCAATGCCTTCACCGTGACCGCCGCGGCCGGCCACACCATCGTGGGATCCGGCGTGGTCGCTACCCTCACCTCTGGGCACTTCCGGACCGTGAAGACGGCCGCGAACACCTTCATCACCTACCGGCTCAGCTAGACCTGAACACCTGGGGAGGGGCTTCGGTCCCTCCCCTCACTCAACCCCACCAAGGAGAACGTCATGGCCAAGTCCAGCAAGAGCAAGGCGCCCAAGAAGACCCCCAAGGCCAAGCCCACACCGAAGGGCGGCATGAAGGGCGGGGGGAAGAAGTGCTAAACGAAAAGGACTTCCCGCGCTGGGTCTTCCGGCCCGGCGAGAGCAACAAACTGGTCAAGTCTCTGGATGAGTATGAGCAGGCCATGGGAAGTGGCTGGTTCAGCACCGTCGGTGAGGCTACCGAAGCCAAGGCCACTGATATTCCCCTGATCTCTCCCGATGCCCACGAGGCTGACTCGGAGGATGCTCCGCCCACCCGTGAGGAACTCGAAGCCAAGGCTACTGAACTCGGGATCGAGTTCAGCGCCCGGATCGGGGACAAGAAACTGGCTGAACGCATCGAAGCCGTTCTGAACCAGGGGACCTGACGTGGGCTACTCGAAAAGGCAATTCGTGGAAGGGGCTTTCGAGGAGCTGGGCATCGCCTCATACGACTTCGACCTTCAGCCTGAAGAACTCGAATCCGCGATGCGACGCCTGGACGCCATGATGGCCGAATGGAACGCCAAGGGGATCCGCCTGGCCTACCCGCTGCCCGGATCTCCGTTGGATAGTGATCTCAACGATCCCTCCCAGGTTCCCGACAGCGCCTACGAGGCCATCATCACGAACCTCGGCATCCGCATCGCCCCGCAGATGGGGAAGACCGTCACCGCTGAGACCAAAGCAACGGCAAAGGCGGCCTACAACACCCTGCTAGCCCGGTCCTGCTTCCCGCCTGAGATGCAGTTCCCGCACACGACACCCGCGGGGGCCGGTAACAAGCCGCGCCGAATCGGTGGGACCTTCCTGCCAACCCCCACTGACTCCCTCGACGCTGGCACCGACAGCGCTCTCACCTTCGAATAGGCGGTTCCATGACCACCATCAACCAGCTTTCCACCATCTCGACCCTGTCCTCCAGTGACAAGCTAGTGGTGTGGTCGGACGCCAACGCTGACAGCCGGAAGGCGTCCCTGTCGGCCCTCATGGACTTTGTCGAGGCGAACTTTGCGTCTCCTGAATTCACCACGCTCATCAATGCGCCCACCAACAGCGGGTTCAACTACTTGGTGGACAAGCAGACGACCAACATCTGGCTGATCCTGAACCCCACGGGGCTCTTCGCTGCTGGGACGGTCACCCTCCCTGCCACTGCGGACTGCTTCGATGGCCAGTCGATCATCGTCACCTCCAGCCAGGCCATAACCACCCTGACCTTGGCTGGGAATGGTTCCACTCTGGTGGGAACTCCCACGACCATCGGAGTGGGCGGGTTCTTCCAGCTCCGGTTCAACAAACTCCAGTCCACCTGGTACTGCCAGAGCCAGAACTACGCCTCCACCTTCACCACCATCATCCTGGCTACCGGGATCAATGACACGAATGCCAACGAGCTGCTGAAGGTGTCGGCTACCGCCGGGGCCGTCAACGAGCTGACCCTGGCCAATGCTGCATCAGGCGGGGCGCCAACGCTGTCGGCGACCGGGAACGACACGGATATCTCGATCAATTTGATCCCCAAGGGGACTGGCGTCCTCAAGTCGAACAATGTGCAGGTGGACACCATCTCGGGTGTCGCCACCCTGGCGAACAAGACGCTCACGGCGCCTATCCTGACCACTCCCCAGCTTGGAACTCCCGCGTCAGGGGTGCTGACCAACTGCACGGGGCTCCCCATCAGCACAGGGGTCTCCGGGCTGGCCGCAGGTAGCGCCACGTTCCTCACCACGCCCTCCAGCGCCAACCTCCTGGCACTGATGACGGACAAGACCGGGACCGGAGCGAACGCCTTCGCAACTTCACCGACTCTGGTGACGCCCACCCTGACCAACCCGACCATCAATAACCCCACCATGACTACGCCGGCCCTGGGCGTGGCGACGGCAACGTCCCTGGTCGCTTCGAGCTTCGTCAGCGTATCGGTTGTGGCCGTTGCCTCACTCCCTGCAGCTGCGACCGCTGGAGCCGGCGCCAGGGCCACCGTGAACAATGCGACCCAGACTCTGACCGCTGGCATCGGAGCCGCAGTCGTGGGCGGTGGTTCCAACACTGTGCCGGTCTTCTCGGATGGCGCTGCCTGGCGGATCGGGTAGCCCATGTCTCAAATCCCCATCCTCAGCGGGATCTACACTGACAACGGTCCGGAGCTTCGGTCGTCGTATCCCGTCAACCTGGTCCCGGTCCCAAAGGACAATGGGATCAGCCAGGGGTATCTGCGTCCTGGGGATGGGATTGCGCAGAACGGAACCGGGCCAGGTATCGGCCGCGGGGGCATCAACTGGAACGGTCGGTGCTACAGGGTGATGGGCAGCAATCTGGTCGGAGTCGGCCCAACCGGAAATGTGGCGGTGTTCGGCAACGTCGCCGGGACAGAGCATGTCTCCATGACCTACAGCTTTGACCTCCTGGCTATTGCGGCCGGTGGATTCCTCTACTACTGGGACGGCGTCACTCTCGCACAGGTGACCGATCCAGACCTTGGGACCGTCCTTGACGTGGTCTTCATCGGTGGCTACTTCATGACCACTGACGGCACAAATATCATCGTCACGGAGCTCACTGACCCATTTGCGGTCAACCCGCTGAAATACGGGTCCTCTGAGGCAGATCCTGATCCCATCGTGGCCCTCCAGAAGCTCCGTAACGAGATCTACGCTGTCAACCGCTACACCATCGAGGTCTTCGACAACGTCGGTGGGTCCTTATTCCCCTTCCAGGTCGTCACTGGTGCCCAGATCACCAAGGGTTGTGTCGGAACCCATGCCTGCTGCGTCTACATGGATGCCATCGCCTTCGTGGGCGGTGGTCGGAATGAGCCGCCCGGGATCTACCTCGGGGTGAATGCCACAGCCACCAAGATCAGCACCCAAGAAGTCGATACCATCCTAGCCCAGTTCACCGAGGCTCAACTGGCAATGGCAATACTCGAGGCCCGGGTTGATCGGAACAACCACTACCTGCTGGTCCACCTACCCGACCGCACCCTGGTCTTCGACGGGGCCGTAGGTGAAGCGGTAGGTGGAGTACCGGTGTGGTTCACACACACGACCTCCGTGGTGGGCTTCAGCCAATACCGGGCGCAGGACTTCGTGTGGTGCTACAACCAATGGCTTGTCTCTGACCCGCAGTCCTACGCGGTCGGCTACATGACCCAGGACGTGGGCTCTCACTGGGGCCAGAAGGTTCGCTGGGAGTTCGGGACCACCATCGTATACAACGGCGGGAACGGAGCCATCTTCTCCGAGTTGGAGCTTGTGGTCCTACCTGGGCGGGTGGCACTGGGGGATGACCCTCAAGTCAGCACGTCCTACTCCATCGACGGCGAGATCTGGAGTCAGGACCGCTACGTGGCTGTGGGCAAGCAGGGAGACCGGGCCAAGCGGTTGGTGTGGCGTCGGCAGGGCCGGATGCAGAACTGGCGAGTCCAGCGGTTCCGTGGGGACAGCACGGCCAGGCTGGCATTCATCCGTCTTGAAGCGCAGCTCGAACCGCTGGCGGTGTGAGATGGTCCAGAAGCTGAAACTCTCCCGTGCCCAGCTCGCCTCGTTCTTGAACGATGCCGAGTCGATCAAGCAGTTCGAGAAACTGTTCAGCACGGTGGACGACGTCCAGAACACTGGGGGCGGGGACACCTACATCGACATCCCCGTGATCTCTTCTGCCACGGTGGATGCCACCCTCAGGCGGATCACGGCACAGCTAGAGGCGATGGCCACGGCCTACCCTGGAGCAGATAAGGCGTGGACCAAGAACGAACTCAATGACATCTTGACTCGGCTGGAGGCACTGGAGACTGAATATCCGGGCAGCACCAAGGCATGGGTCAAGGCTCAGAAGTTCGGCGGGATCGTCCCCGTCTTCACTAACACGCTGACCGGGACCGTCCCGGTGCCTTCCCCGGCCGGTGGAGTCGCCAAGTTCCTACGTGAGGACGCCACCTGGCAGGTCCCCGCTGGCGGGTCGTTCACCAACCCGATGACCACCAACGGGGACCTGATCACCCAGGCCGGCGGAGTTCCCGCACGGGTGGGGATCGGGACGAATGGCTGGGTGCTGACCGTGGTGGCTGGAGCCGCCGCCTGGGCAGCGCCTGGGGCTGGGTCTTCGGTGTGGACTGACTACGAGGTGGACTTCGGTGCCACACCCACCTATTCGAAGTCGTTCGACATCACCGACGCCTCTGTGAGTGGAACCAGCAAGGTGCTCGTGGTCCCGTGTGGGAAGCCTGCCACAGGGGGCAAGGAAGATGACTGGGAGTGGGATGGGATCACATTCGCAGCGAATCCGGGGGCTGGGGCGTTCCGAGTGATGGCGTCAGCCTTCCCCGGTCCCGTGGCAGGTAAACGCAAGATTTCCTATCAGGTGGCATAAATGGCACTCATTCAGGGCGGTTCCTCCACGGCCGGTGTAGCGAATGTCGACGCAGGCTTCAATCTGGCTGTTGCTCTGTCCAATGACCCTGTACACACTGGTGGAGTCAGGAACTTTCAGGAGAACGATAGCGGCACCCACACCGGGATGCCCTACCTGAAGTCCAGCGAGACCAGCTCGGACTACCGGCTTCGGGTGGGCATGGACACGGTCATATTCACTGATACCTTCAACGCCACGGCGCAGAACACGGGCCTCTGGAAGTACCTATCCACGACCATGACGATGACCCAGTCGGCTGGATTCCTAAACGTCAATGCGGCGGGCACCTCGACAGTGTCCGGCAACTACGCGTCGCTTCAGTCTTGGCGTCACTTCCCCCTGATCGGAACAGCTCCACTGGCCGTCGAGTTCACCTTCCAGATTGACCGGACGCTCATCACGAATGAGACCTTCCAGTGTGGCATGGGCATCCCTGGCGCTGGTGTGGACGCTCCCGATGGCGTCTGGTTCGAGATGACCAGCTCGGGCCTGTTCGGCGTAATCCGCTACAACAGCGGGACCGCCGTGAAGCAGGACCTGACTACCTCCATAGCCAGCTTGGGGACTAACACGAATCACAAGTTCGTCATCGTGGTGGGTGAACGCGAGATTGAATACTGGCTGGACGATGTCCTGCTGGGTGAGCAGGTGATCCCTGGACCCCAGGGCCAGCCGTTCATCACGACCGCCCTGCCCCTGTTCATCATGAAATACAACAGTGGTGTGGTGGCCTCCAGTCCGAACACAATCATCAAGGTGGGAGACATCACCGCGACCCTCATGGACATCGCCAGCCAGATGACCTGGGCGAACCAGATGGCCAGTTGCGGTCTCGGGATGCAGGGCTTGAACGGCGGCACGATGGGTTCCTCGCAGGTCCAGTGGGCTAACGCCGCACTTCCGGCTGCCGCTGCTGCTACGAACACCACTGCGGCTCTCGGTGCCTTCCTAGGCGGCATCTTCCAGATGAACGCCCCGGCGACCTCGGCCACGGACGTGATCGTCGCAAGCTGGCAGAACCCCCAAGGCGGCGTTAACCAGACCCCGCGCACTATGAAGATCCGTGGCATCAAGGTCGATCTGGTGAATTCTGTGGTGGCTGTGGCGACTACTCCCAGCACTTTCGCCGTCGCCCTGGCCTGGGGTGGCACTCAGTTGTCCCTCGGAACGGTCACCACTGACTCTGCCTCATTCACCACGAACACAGCCAAGGCGCGACGAATTCAGCCCATCGGCGTGATCAGCCTCCCCATCGGCACGGTTGCGGGTGGTTCGGCCACTCCTATCCAGTTCGACTTCGAGGCCCCCTTGGTCATCAACCCCGGTGAATACATCCAGGTGGTAGCCAAGATCCTTTCCGGCACTGCTACGGCAACGGAAGTTCTCCAGTGGATCATCTCGCCCAACCTCTACCACGAATAGGGAGCACCCATGGCCACCGTCACCACGAAGACCATCACCCCCGCCCAGTTGACCACATCGCCTGTGGCCTATCTCACGGTTCCGGCGAACAGTTCAGCGGTCATCAAGAAGCTGACCTTCACAAATTCCACGGGCGTGGCACAGACCGTCACGGCCTACTTGGTGCCCTCTGGTGGGGGCCCCACGGCGGGCAACATCCTCATCAGTGCTAGGACTGTGTCGGCTGGAGATACCTACGACTGTTTCGAGGCCCAGGGGCAGACCCTGCAAACGGCGGGAACGCTGCAGATCAAATCGGATGCAAATTCCGCAATCACCGTCAACGGGGCTTACGCCCAGGTCGAATAGGATTACAATGAATCAGGTCGAGAATCATGAGCTGCCGGCCGCTCACCCACGTGGTGGAGGCGGCATGATCACGCACCGAGTAGGAGAGGCCGGATTCGGGGCTGTGGAGCACGATCCGGATAAGGTGCGTCGGGCCATCTACCAGGCTGAGAGCCTCATGGCCCAGCTCGGTCCAATTGATCTGATCCCTGCGGAACACATGTTCGTTCCGAATATCTACTTCCGGAAGTTCGAGATGGAGGCCGAGACCTTCCTGACGGGGAAGATCCACGCCCAGGATGATGGGCTCATTGTGGCCCAGGGCACGGTCACCTTCCTCACTGAGGACGGTATGCGGACCATGACGGGGCCGTGCATGACCATCGTGAAGGGCGGCGTGAAGCCTCTACTCTACGCGACCACCCACGTGGTGTTCTTCTCGGCCCACCTGAATCTGGATAACACCCAGGACATGGCGCTGATCGAGAGCCGCGTGGTGACGCCGAACGTGCTCGGGTGTGAGCCCACTCCGAAGGAGCTGCTATGACGTGGGGTTTCGTGGGAGCAGCCGCCATCACCGTAGTCGGTGGCATGGTGGCATCAAATCAGGCGAAGCAGGCAGCCAAGGGAGCCGCTGGAGCCCAGCAGGCCGCTGCTCAGTCAGGCATCGAGGAGCAGCATAACCAGTTCATGCAGATCAAGGATCTGCTGGCGCCCTATGTGAACGCTGGAACCAGCGCTGTGTCGTCCCAGCAGGACCTTCTCGGGACCAACGGACCGGAGGCCCAGCAGAAGGCTATCAACGCACTGCAGGGATCGCCCCAGTTCGCCGCGCTCACCCAGCAGGGCGAGAACTCAATCCTCCAGAACGCTTCAGCGACGGGCGGTCTTCGGGGTGGGAACACCCAGGGGGCACTCGCCCAGTTCCGTCCCCAGTTGCTCACCCAGCTCATCGACCAGCAGTATGGGCGTCTCGGACAGCAGGTTCAGATTGGCCAGGCGGCTGCGGCGGGACAGGCCTCAGCGGGGCTTCAGACTGGCACCAACGTGGCGAATCTCTACGGGAATATCGGGACTGCGCAAGCTGGCGGGATTTTGGCCAACGGTGAAGCGAATGCCAACCTAACCAATAGCGTCTTCGGGGCCATGGGCAAGGCGTATGGTGGCTACGGGAAAAAGGCGGGGTGGTTCTGATGCCAAACGGTGGGATCTTCGGCGGCAACGAAACGCCTCACAACTACGCGGTCCAGCCCACGGCGGCCGGAGACATGTCGTCCACGGTCTTCGGCGGCATCAAGGAAGGCATGGCCATGTCTGACGATCTACTGAAGAGCAAGATCGAGGCGATGCAGCGGGCCCAGCAGCAGGCAATGCAGCAGGAGCTGGGTCAGGCGGCCGAGAACCCGGACCCTCAGACGCTGCTCAAGCTCTCGATCAAGTACCCCTCCCTGGCCAAGGACTTCAAGATCAGCCAGGACCAACTTGGAGAACAGCAGAAAAAAGCAACACTCGACCAGATGCTCCCAGTCCATGCTGCCTTGAACAACGGCAACGTCGATGCCGCAGTACAGACCCTACAGCAACAGGCAGACGCCCAACGCAATTCTGGGAAGCCCCAGGACGCGGACCGAACCGAGAACATGATCAAGGTTATTCAGGGAGGCGGCACAAAGGCCGTCAACACATCAATGGGGATTATTTTGGCGTCCGTCCTTGGCCCCGATAAGTATGCCGAGAACTTCATCAAGATCCAGAAAGCCCCGGGCGAACTCGAGAAGACCCAGGCTGAGACAGAGAAGATCCAGGCCGAGACCGAGAAGGCCGGCCAGCCCAAACAGCCTGCTGGCTGGCATGAGGGGATCGACGCCAAGACTGGAAAGCCCGCGGTATTCGCCCAGGGCCCCGATGGGCAGCCGGTTAAGCTAGAGGGTGCCCTCCCGGCCCCCAAGCAGCCTCTCGTGCAGATCGGGGGAGCCAACCAGGCCGCTGGTGTAGACAAGCAGACAGCCATCGACCAGGCGGCCTTAGCCTTCGTCCAGGGGCGTGGGAAATGGCCGACGAGCCGAGAATTGAAGGATGAGATTCTGGGCCCCGCCATCATCAAGGCCCGGGCCATAGACCCGTCCCTGAACCAGGGCACCTTTGCGCTCCGGCAGAATGCTCAGAAAGAAGCCGACACTGGCAAGATCGGGCAGAGCAACAACTCGATCATGACCGTGATGGGTCACCTGGGGCACCTCAAGGACGTGTTCAAGAGGATGCCCGACATGGGCATGAAGGGTCTCAACTGGGTCGGCGGGAAGCTCAAGGAGCAGGGCCCGGGCGGCAACCCCGACTTGCAGGAGGTCCAGGATCTTGTGGAAGGCATCGGGCCAGAGATGGCCAAGGCCTACGTCCCCGGCGCTGGCAGCATCGGTGAGCGTGAAGGCTGGAAGGAGCGGATCAACCCGTTCCGACCGATCCCTGAGCGCAAAGCGAACCTGGTGGCCTTCAGCAGCATGCTCCTTACCAAGCTGAACCAGAACGAGGCCCAGTATTTGAAGGCCTTCAAGGGGCTTTCACCCAATGCTGCACCGCCTCCTCCCCAATTAACCGAGGATGCCTACAACACCCTCAAGTCCATCGAGGAATGGACCAAGAAGCCCATTCCAGGCGCGGCCAAGTGGCTGAAGCGCTACGAGGAGACCGGCGGAACCCCGGGGCTCCCCACCTACACGGCGCCCGGGGATATCCCCAAGACCCGCACCGTCACCGTGGACTACTGAGATGCCCTACGAGATCACCACCAAGGACGGGATCACGATCCGGAACATCCCGGATGACGTGGATCCCAACTCCCCGGAACTGAAGGCCCGGGTAGCCTCTGCCCGCGCTGGCAACCAGGGACCTGCTCAGCCTATGCAGGACGGGATGATGGTGTCGCACACCCAAACGCCTTCGCCCACGCTACCCCAGATGTCGCCCTCCCACGTCGTGGGTGGCCCGCTGCCTGACTCGGTCACCAACTCCGCCCCGCCTGAGACCACCGCAGCGGGTCTGGCTGGGGCTACTACCCGTGGGGCTGGCCCCTACGCTGCCTCACTGGCCTTCGGGCCAGAAGGACCCGCTGTGGTGGCTGGGTTTAAAATAATCGGGGACCCCCTTACCGACGGGCTCAATAGCATTCTCGACCACCTGGGGGTTGATCCGAAGTACCACCAGATCTCGCCGTCGGGGGCCCTCAACCTGCTCATGGACAAGTTGGGGGTCAGCAAGCCACGGACCACCACTGAGCGGGTCGTGCAGGCTGGGGCTGAGGTTGGTGCCAATGCGCTCGGTACGGTCGGTATCGGCCAGCAGCTCCAGAAGGCAGCACCAGGCACCCTCAAGGCCGCCACTGGTGATCTCCTCGCCCAGAACCCCCTGCAGCAAGTCGTGGGGGCCACCACCGCAGGCGCTTCATCACAAACTGCCAAGGAGATGGGGTTCGGACCGACGGGCCAGCTGGTCGCTGGGGCCACGGGAGGCCTGCTCGGTGGCTCCCTGGCTCAACCGAGGACCCTGAAGAACGCCTATCAGCTAGATACCGCGGTCCAGAACGCGGAGGGACTGGGTATCAAGCCCATGACCTCTGATGTGCTTCCTCCAGACACCTTCGGTACAAAGTGGCTTCAGTCGATGGGTGAGAAGATCCCGTTCGTTGGCACCGGTGGTCCTCGCCGGGTGCAGCAGGCCACACGGGTCCAGGCTGCTAAGGACCTGCTGACTGAGTATGGGGCTGGTGACCTGGCCCAGGCCTCCGACAACGTGATGACCGACCTGCTGGCTAAGCGTGGTTCCGACCTCACCAAGTACACGGGGATGAAGACCGAGGTGGTGGACAAGCTGGCGGGAGTTGGGGCCGTCCCCGTCGATCGCACCATCGCTGAGATCGACAACCAGATCGCCAAACTCACCGCCCTTCGAACGGATGCGGTCAACCCTGTCATCGCTCGGCTCGCGGACTGGCGCCAGGCCATCCAGGGGCAGGACCTGGGGAACATCGAGACGCTTCGCAAGCAGGTTGGGCAGGCCTTCCAGACCCCTGAGTTGACGTCAGTACGAGACATCGGTGAAAAGGCCCTGACCGCCGTTTACAAGCCACTCAAGGAGGACATCGGGAACTACATCAAGTTCGCCGGTGGGACTCCTGATTACAACAAGTGGATGGTGGCCAACAAGCGGCTCTCCCAGATGGCCGGTGAGCTTGAGAATGACACCCTGAGCCGCGTTTTGAGCAAGGGTGAGCAGACCCCTGAGGTCGTGCAGAAGATGCTCTTCAGCCAGAAGCCGAGCGATGCCCGGGCCCTATACCGGGGTCTTACGCCCGACGGTCAGGCCAACGCCCGCATGGCGCTACTCAGCAAGGTGCTTGAAAAGGCTGGTGGAGTCGACAACCTGAGCCCACAAAAATTCATCATCGAGGCCGAGCGTCTGGGATCTCCCATGGGGGTCTTCTTCCGTGGGGATGATAGCCAGCGTGTTGAAGGCTTACTGCGGGCCCTGAAACTTACCAAGCGGGCACAGGACGCGGCGATCATGCCGTCGAACGGTGTGCAGGCGATGCCCTGGGTCGCGGGTGGGGCCCTCGCCACAGTCCTGGGTCCGGTCAAGGGAGCTGCTGCGACCGCTGGGATCGGGGGGCTCGCCCGGGCCTACGAGTCAGCACCCGTGCGTAACCTGCTGATGAAACTTCCGACCGTCAAGCCTGGCAGCGCTGAGGAGGGTGCCATCTTCAAGCGACTCACCGCCCTCGGGGTCACAAAGGATGAACCAACCACCACCGAAGGGGAGCAATAATGTCGAGCGGCGAGGTCAAAAACCCCTTTGGGTTCTTCACAGCTACTGATGGCACGGCGCTCGACGCGGGGTCCATTTATCTCGGCGTCGCCAACCTGGACCCGGTGGCGAATCCTATCTCAGCCTTTTGGGATGCCGCACTCACTATCCCCGCGGCGCAGCCCATCAAAACTATCAGCGGTTATCCATCGCGTGGCGGGACCCCTGCGAAGGTCTTCACCGCGTCGGACTACTCCATTCTTGTGCAGACCAAGACCGGGGCACTGGTTTACTCATCGCCTGCTGGGAACGACAACCTGCTGAGCTGGTTGGGTGATGCCACAGACGTGACCAAGGGAGACGCCCTGATCGCGGTCAAAGCTCCTGTCACCAACGGGGCGGCCCGTACCCAGCACCAGAAGAACACCGACTACTTCACTACCCTGGACCTAGTCGGGGCCGACTCCACCGGTGCCACAAACTCAGATGCTGCGCTTACCTCGGCCATTGCAGCCATCGACAAAAACATCGGCGGAACTATCCACGTTACGCCTGGCTACTACAAGCTGGGGGCCATCTCCATCGATGGGTACAATAACCTGAAAATCGAGGGTGACGAGGGAACCTACTTCCTCTGCACGACTACCGGGACATGGTTTGACATCCTGGACTGCCGACGATTCACCATGCAGGGCATCAAATACTACGGTCGTGCCAACACCACCGTAACACAGGATCGCATGCCGGCGCTCACGGGGGTGGTGGAGCCAGCCAGGGCCTTCTACATCCATGAGCGGCAGACCTCGACTCGCCAGTCTGAGTTCATCGAGATCAGCCGTGGGTGTTACTACGGTAACAACAGCGGCGCCGGGACTACTGTGGTGTGCGAGATTGGCGATTCTGGCATTGCATCCAATTTCCACCAGCCGTCGGATGTCTATTTTGATGACTTTGTGGCCAGCGACATCGCTTCATTCTTAAAGGTTTCACAGGTCAACTGTCAGTCTATTTATGCGACAAGGATTTCCGCAGGGAATGTCGCGAATGAGATTTTCAGTATCACGGCTGGAGATCTGTTCGCTGACGGCGTACAGTGCTCAGGCCTCGCGGCATCAGCCTATATGCTGCGTATTCTCCCCACAAACGACGAGGACGTGAAGCGTGTGGTCGTTCAAAATTACTGGAACGAGACCATTGGCGCGGTGGTCCAAACCAATCTGAAAACCATTACCGACAGACTGGATATTCAGATCACACGAATGAATACAACCGGGCTGACATGGCCCTTCGATATCCAGTGCAAAAACACTGTGGTAAGGCTCAGGACGGTGGATTCATTGTTTTCTGCTGGCGGTGTGGCCACTTCATTCATGCGGGTAAATCAGACGGCCAAACTTATTCTCGAAGGAGCTACTTGGTCCTTAGCGGGACAGCCCGTTTGCAATTTCCAAATCGTGGATGACGCGGCAGCTACGGTTGATTCGTTTGCTACCCAGATCGCGGCAGATTCGACGCTTCCACTTACCACTTTCGCCAAGCCCAATCTCATCCCAGGTTCCGGAGGAGCGGCCGTTCTTGGTCGGGAATCGTCCTACGGGGATGGCTTCAATACCTTTTACGTAGGAACAGACGGGACCATCTCCATCGACAAGAAAGCCGCTGGGACAGTCACTGCATTCACGGATTACTTCGATGTTGTGGCAGGCCAGATCTACACATCCAGCATGCTTATGCAGGAGAATCCGATTGGCACGGGCTACCTCTGGTCGATATTCTTCTATGACAAGGCTGGAGTGCAGATAACAGAACTGCAGACTGTCTTCTACACCAATACTCTTACTACTGCTTGGCTTGGAAGGTCTGGAACGGTCACGGCTCCGGCGTTGGCCGCCTATGCCCGCGTTCGCATTGGACTGACTGGGACCGGATTCTTGGCCTACAAGAATCTCAAGGTAGAAAAAAGCTCCTTCTCTACTCCCTTCGTAGTTGGCCCCAAGCGTGATCCTCGGATTGTGCTTTCTGCCGATCCCGTCAGCGGATTCTGGAAGGTCCAGGATATTTACTACAAGTCTGCTCCAGCTAGCGCTGGCTACGTGGGGAAGGTCTGCACCGTTGCTGGGTTTGCGGTCAAGGGGGTCTGGGTCACAGCCACCACTTACAATTATGGTGACTACGTTTCCAACGCGGGCAAGGTCTACCAATGCACGTCGACTACCGGAACTTCTGGAGCTACTGCTCCAGTCCACACTTCGGGAACTGTTTCAGATGGCAGCCTCAACTGGCTCTTTGTGGCTACCTCTGGGCAGCCCACCTGGAATGACTTCGGGGTGATTGCCTAAATGTTCCACTCTGCCGGTCGATGACCAATCACCCACCACCACGGATGCGCCATGTCCGATCGTCACCGTCAATATCCCCCGAACACGTGCCCGGTCGCTTCCGGAGAGGAGTGTGTTATGCCTGACCGACGAAAATGGTCCGCTGAGTTTACCATCAATGTCCCATCTATCCTCGCCATCATCGGGTTGGCCTTCACTCTCACAGGGGCACTCATCCTTAATGATCGTCGGCAGACGATCAATGAAGGAGAAGTGAAGGTGCTCAAGACAGTGGATAAAGGCATCATCGACCATGCCCAGGCCGTGGAACAGGTAGCTATTCGGGATCGCCAGGAAATGCGCGATGACATCAAGGAAATTAAATCCACCGTCAACAAGATCGCTGACGTTCAGCGCCGGAGGTAAGCATGGCTGTTCTCTATATCACCGAACTAACCCAGCAGGGTCAGGACGATCGGCATCTCACCATGCCGATGAGTCTAGAACCACCCATCGCCAACCAGACCGTGGCCATCGGTGGGGGTAGCGTCCAGTCATCGGCCTTCAACGCCAAGACGGCCTACGTGCGGGTACACTGTGATGCGATCTGCTCCATCGAGTTCGGGACCAATCCAACGGCTACCGTAACGACCAGGCGCATGGCGGCCAACGCCACCGAGTATTTCAGTGTGCCCCAGAACCAGTCCTTCAAGGTCGCGGTCATCGCCAACACCTAGGAGCCCCCATGGGTGCGGTCAACAACTACCAGTTTGCCATTGGGAATGGGGTCACCACGGCCTTCACGCTCCAAGACCCGTCAATGGACACTGCGGTAGCTCCCACCGTCACGGCACTCTACCGAACGGATTGGCAGGGGAAGCAGCTGCTATACACAACGGCTCGGACGAACGTGCAAACCTTCTCCAGGGATCAGACCCAGTGGATTGGGCGCACGGGGATCCTCTCAGCCATAGGAGTCGTGGGCCTCGATGGGGTCAGCAACTCTGCCTACAACTGGATTCCAGACACGACCTTCAGTACTCATCGGTTCAACTGCCCGGCATTCGGAACGGCCCTGACCAATCTGGCAACCTACACTTACTCCGAGGATGTGAAGGCCAACGGCTACAGCCGATATGGGCTGCGGGAGAATGGGGCTGCGGGGTACGCCACCTTCGACCTCGTCAACGGGATCGTGCTTGACCAGGGGAACGGAGCCACTGGCACCATTACCCCTGGGGCCCAGCCGGGATGGTATTTCATCACCATGACCTTCACTGCTGGTGTGGCCACAACCCTCGTTCAGAACGTCATCCTGCCAATCGCCTACACGACCGGTGATCCGATCACCTTTGGGAATTGGGTGGGTGACGGGGTATCTGGCTTGATTGTCCAGGACTGCCAGGTGGAGGCGGGGGCAGTGGCTACTTCGCGGATCATTGCTGGAGCTGCGTCTACCTCGAACACTGACTACGTGGTGGCCGGTGCCGTGGCAACCCTGACACCAGCTCCATTGGCGGGATCCACCCTGGCATGGACCGGGACCGACAACAACGGCCCATTCATCCCTGGCCAGGACGGTGCTCAGTTCTCGGCCAGCTTCGGCGCCATGGGGGTCCGATGAGGGTGTATCGGAATTTGTAACGCCCAAACCACCAAAAACGGTGCAAATTCGTTCAATTTTCGCCAAATCTGCACTATGACACCCAGCAATAAGAAGCCCCCAGGTATTGAACCTAGGGGCTTTGTTTTGGAGCCAACTACAGGATTCGAACCTGCGACCTGCTGATTACGAATCGTCTGTGTGTACCTTGCGGAGTCAATAACGGTGCTGGTTCACGCGGATTCCAGATTCGCTTGTATCGCTTTTTGTATCAAGCCCACAATTTGTCCTGTTGCTTCCGCTTCACGTCCTGGCTGCTCTCAGTGTAGAGCATGGTCGTCCGGATATCCTCGTGGCCGGCCATATCCTGGACCTCCTTGTTCGGGGCCCCGGCTCGCAGGTGCAGGGTGATGAACGTGGCCCGCAGCCGGTGCATGCCCAGGCCGTCGATGCCCCCGCGCTTGAGCGCCTGGCGCAGCCAGCCCTGGCGATGCGGCCGGCCGCCCGTGCCGGGAAAGATCAGGCCGAGGTCCGGCACCTGGGCGGGGCCCTGCTCCTTGGCCGCAAGCATCTGCATGAGGGACACCCGCAGCGCCTCGGGCACGGGAATGGTGCGAATCTTCGAGGACTTGGTCTTGCCCGCCACAGTGTAGGCTCCATCCCGCAGCCACTCCCAGCGGGCCTGGAGCACCTCGCCCTCCCGGAGGCCCAGCATCAAGGTGAAGCGGACGGCGGCGGGCACCTGGTGGTTCCTGACGCCCGTGTCCACCTTGGCCAGGAACCCGGCCACGTCCTCCACCACGGGGCGGGGACGCTGCTGCTGCTTGGTGGGCTTCACGGTGTAGGGCATCTCTCGGATCAGCTTCTGGCCCAGTGCCCAGCGCACCCATAGTTTCAGGTAGCGTAGGACGAGGTTCGTGCTGGCCGGGCTATGGTTCTGGAGGTGCCCCGCCTGCCAGGATTGGATGGTCGGGGTAGTAAGGCGGTCCAAGGGCAGCTTCGTGAGCATCCCCAGGGCCTCTAGGCTCTGCGTGGCCGCTCGGCGATGCGATGGGCTGGCGGACTTCCCGCGGCTTCCCAGCCACTCCGCAGCCACCGCGCCGAGGGTCGGGGCCTTCCGGATGCCGTGTCCGCCCAGGACGGTGTCCCGGCGGACGATCTCGGCGATGGTGATGGCGGTGGCCTTGTCCGTGGCCTTTGTGCTGCCGGTGAACTCGATCCCACCTATGGAGAAGCGGTACCAGTAGAACTTGCCCCGCTTGAACAGCCACCTGGTCATGATGCCCTTCGAAGTCCCTTGCGGAACATTCTATCCCGCACGTCCAGCTCGAGCGGATCCACCTGCCCCACGGCGTCGAGCCACTCCATGACCTTGGCCAGGATGAACCTGGGCTTCTTCCAGCCCGGCACAGTCGGGGCCCCTGCCCTCACCCAGGCATGGATCGTCTGGGGCCCGACGTGGATGTCGTGGGCCCGCAGCTGCTCGATCAACTTCTGCTGGGTGAGGATCACGGGGGGGGCTCCTGGACATTAGTCCGATTCGTCATCGTTGACCTGGATGAACTCACCCAGGAGTCTCTTGGTGCAGGCTTGGCAGAGATCCAGGCTGATCTTTGCGCAATCCCCAAAGACCGAACCGAATCCGCCCGTCATCCTCCAGTGCAGCATTTCCTGCATCTCGATCCAGTCATCGACGGGGAGGATTTTCTTGCAGCAATCGCAGGTGTAATTGACCACTTGGTTTTCCTTGGTCCGCTTCCGAACCAGTTTGGTTTGGCAGGTCATGGCGTCCTTTCGAGGGTCGTGCAGATGGATAAGATCACTTCGGTTGATGGACGGGGCACCCGGCATCTTCCGGGTGGATCAGGCGGCAGCAATCAACCCAGCCCCACGCCAAGGGCATGGGTGGGAGTTTCCAATCCATCGGTGGTCGCCACTGACAGTTACCGAGCGGTGTTCCTGATGGAAGGTGGATCCGACCTGGAACCCATTGGGCGTACCAGCAATTCCCGCAGTTCATTGGTTTCTCCAGATGGGCATTCGTTGTTTTACTTTTCGGGTGGGATTGAAATAACGGGTTCGGTTGTTTTATAGAACTGGCAAGCGGGGATGCCGCAGAAGGATTCAATCTTCATGGCATCGCACCAACCCCACCCGCTGGCATCTTCGTGTAGGAACTTGATGCAGTTGCCACAGCAGTCCTCGGGTTCGCTCAAAAGATGATCTCCTTGTAGTCCTCGCAGTCGCGCCGTTTGAATCCCCAGTCCTGATCGACCGGGCTGGTGGGTTCATTCCAACGGGGCTTGTGCCCTTTGTCGCAGATGTGGGTGTGCCGTCCGTATTCGGTCAACGGGGTTTTGGGGTCAATCTCCCATCGGCTCCACTGGCAGAGGTCGCAGAAGTGGGTTTTCACGGTCAGGCTCCTGGACAGGTGCGCTAGAAACGAGCGCCGGGTTTCGGGCTCCAGAACACGCCGCTGGCGATGACTTCTGCCATCCAGCTTCGGTTTGCCCGGTGACGCCAGAGCCAGCGGAGGTCGCGGTCCTGAGCGATGGTCCCGCGCATGGGGCGAGTGATTTGGCGGCGAATCCATTTCGGTGTTCGGCTCATTGGTTCCTTCAGGTGGACAGTTACGGTTTCAGTGCTTTGAGAAGGGCAGAACGATACTGCCCCATGGATTGGTAGGTCATAGCGAAGGCATCATCATGAATCAGGCGTTCCAGTTCTGCGGCACGGGCTTGCCAATAATGCACATCGCAAAGGGTTCCTTGGTCAATCCCATCGCGCTGGAGATTGAATGCGTAGCTCCCGCAGTGGTGAAACCCGTCAGATTCGACAAAGGTGCATCGTTGGTTCATGGTTCCTCCAGATGGACAGGATTAAAAAAGGTCTTGATAGAGGCAGGCACGGACCCGGCTGACAAACTGCGACATGGTTTCGTGGTTGGTGGTGGTTAGGGCCCGGACGGTCCTGCCAACGGCCAGGGCATGGGCAACGTTCTCTGCGGCCTGAGCCGGGCCGGCGCTGGTGTAGGGCGAGGCGCAGTAGACTCTCATATGGCATCTTCCGCTGAGAATAGGCGCTGCCTGGATTCGTCCACAGCCAAAGCGATCCGCTTGCAGGCGATGTCGAAGTATTTGGGTTCCCGCTCAATGCCGATGAAGGTTTTCCCCAACTCGACACAGGCCACGCCAGTAGTTCCTGAGCCCATGAATGGGTCTAGGACGGTCTGAACGCCCTTTGCTTGGCCCAATGCCCAACGCATGACCGGGACGGGCTTTTGCGTAGGGTGTTCTCGCCGTTCCTTAGCCCCCATATTTTCTTGCAACATCCCTTGCCAACGGAACCTAATCCTGCGAACGGCTTGGTGTAGGTTTGTCCACGCCAGTTCACAGTCTGCGAAGTCTGTCTCACCGTTCTCCTTATCCCAAACAAGCCAACAAGACGATGGGGGGAGCGTGAAATAGTTCCCGCCGAAGATGATCTGGTTCGTGCCAGCGTCCCGGACAGCCCCAATCAATTCATCAGAGGGCGGGGCGTCATCCCATTCGTCATTCCCATAATCACGGGATATGGCCATAAGACTACGGCTCTTGTTCTTCCCCGCCGCCTCACCAATCCCATACGGCGGATCGGTCAGCACAAGGTCAACCTTGCACAGCGTGGGCAGGATGTCCCGACAATCCCCAAGGTAGAGTGTGGCGGGGCCGATGGTTTCAACTCGATTTTGAGTCACTTATCCCCCTTTGGGGTTTCTTCAGATGGTGACAATTTGTCACCGGCTGGGTCGAGGTGGTCTGCAAGGGCACGGAGTGCCTGGGCCACTCTATCAACCCCATCTAGCATCTTAATGGACAAGATCAGGTGATCTGCCTAGACTTCGGTTCGGAATCTTTCTCGATGGTCTTCTTGAAATACATGCGCCCAGCCGTGTGATAGACCACGATGCCTTCGGGCTTCATGAACCCAGGGGAAGCCTTGCTCCCGTTCTCGCGGAGGTCTTCCAGCGCAGCGGTCACGGCATCGCTGATGAAGTCGCCACGGTAGAGGGTGGGCACCACTGAGCAGCAGGCGGGGCGGTCCTCACCATCCCAGCGGAACACATCGAACAGGCTGAACCGCTTTTCGGTCATCCCATACTTGCGCTGGATGCCCTGCCCCCACCACTCCCCGAAGTGGCGCCCCTCGCCAAGCCGGAGCAGTTCTTCGCGGTGTTCCATGCCCCACCGGGCGAATCCGTAGTTGTCATCCTCGGGCGTGATCCAGCGGGTGCGGGAACCGAAGCGGATCTGACCGTCTTCGGTGATGTAGACCTGGGCATTGGTCCCGTCAATCTTCTCGGTGATGACGCACTCGCGGGACAGACGGGCGATCTTTGGAAATTTTTCAAACTCCATGCGAGTTCCTTTCTGGATGGGTACGGAGACGAAGCAGGAAGATTACGCGCATTGGTTCCTCCAGATGGACAGAACCGCTCTAGGCGGCCTTCTTGAGTGAGAGTGAAACCTTCGGCCCCTTGCCTCCGACCAGAAAGGCCGGCGAAGCGTTGCGGAGGTCCGAGTCCACCAGGTGGTCGATGTAGCGCATGGTTGTTGCGATGCTGGCGTGACCCAAGAGTTTCATCACGAAGACGGCGTTCCGACTGTGCATGAAGGTTGCGGCTGCAAAGGTATGGCGAAGGGCATGAGGTGAGACGCGCTTCCTGATGCCCGCGGCTTCAGCCAGTGCCTTCACGATTCGGGATGCTGACTTTGTGGTCAGGCGCCAAGAGTCACGGCTTCCCATGGCCCGGTCTTCACTGAGGAACAAGGGGCCCTTGTCGGTGGGCTTGCGGCCTGTCTCGTCCAGATAGGCGTCCACGGCCTTCCGGACCTCCTTCCTCACGGGGACCATCCGATCCTTCCCGCCCTTTCCCTGGCGGACGTGGATCACAGAGCCCATCCCATCGAAGCGGATGTCCTGAACGTCGAGGTGGACCAGCTCGGCCACGCGGACACCGGAGCCAAGGGCCACGACCAGGAGCGCATAGTCGCGCTTCCCTTGCAATTTCGCTGCGGCCAGGTAGCGGGCGATCTCCTTGTCGCTCAGGATCTCGTGCGGGGTGATGACCTTCACCTTGGGGACTGGCAACAGGTACTCGACCTGCACCATGTTG